CTGTCTTAGGGGTTTTAGCTTTTTTAGATTCCATCATGTAAGATTCATCTTCTTCTCCTTCATCAGAATCAGATTCTTCATCTAAAGTGATTTCATACATAACTTCGTCACCCTCTTCCATGTCTTCTTCGTCCATTTCAATTTCATAGAACATTCCACCAGGTCTTTCCTCTTCAGGTGATTCTGGAAGGTCTTCTTCATCGTTGAAAACAGAATTGATGATATCTTCAATAGATTCTTCAGAATCTTCCATGTCCATATCCTCTTCTAAGGCCATGTCCATGTCCATATCTATGTCCATTTCATTTTCATCATCCATGTACATTTCCATTTGTTCTTCTTCAGATTCTCCAACAATCATATACTCGTCTTCATCAGTTTTTAGGTTGATATTTCCAGCATCGTCTTTTGTAACAATGATGTTGTCATCAGGACCCATTAACTGAAATACACGAATGATTTCGTCGTTAGATTTTCCTCTTAAGTCGATTGGAGACGCCATGTCTTCAACTTCGTTATCTGTATCCATATCTTCTTCAGAATCTTCCATGTCCATATCCATAGACATTTCATCTTCATCGTCAGACATATCAACATCTGTGTCAATCTCTTCTTCTTCTTGTTCAGATAGAGATTCTTTTACTAATTCTTTAATTTCTTCCTTCATGGTTGAAGCAAGTATTTCTTTTGCGTTGTTAGCAACCGCTTCCTCAAGATTTTTCATCGAAAGGATAGCTTCTTCTACTAAAGATTTTTCTTTTGCCATTTTTAGTTGTTATTTTTATTTATATAAATATTGTTAATTTTAAAAAAAAATTAATTCTTACGTAATTGAGGTAAAATAATTTTTATTTCTTTGATAATTTTTGTCTTTCTAATTCAATTAATTTATCAATTTCCGACTTTCTAAATTCTAAATTTTGAAGTCTTCTCTCACCCATTTTAAATAAATCATCTTCTAATGGTTTATTTCTATATTGTTTTGTTTTTGTTTTTCCTTCGAATTGAATGTTGGTCATGAGGTACGGCTCGTAGAATCTTGTCATGTTTGATTGTTCTTTTTTGATTCTACTTTTCTTATTTGAGAACGCCACATATTCATTTGTCTCTGTGTTCACGTAAAGAAATACCTGAACATTTTTTTCTGAATATTTTGTGTGGTCAAAACCGTATGATGATATTTCAAAGAAGGTGTCACCATCTCTATCAACAAAACTTGTTGCTTTTGTGAAAGGTTTAACTTGAACAAATATTTGTTGCCCATTAGTTTCAACCATAAGGTCCATACCTTTTTTTGTATCTCTTACATCACCTGAGCAAAACCTCATAATGTTTGTACCTGAACCAAAAAAATCTGTTAGGATTTTGATTCCAAATAATTCATTCTGATTACCTTTATCAATTGTTGCTCTGTTAAGATTTACAAGTTCTTCGGTATATTTCCCATTAAACAAATCATCTTTGTTATCTGTAATAAAATCTATCAGATTATTATTTGTAATTTCGGTTCCGGGGTTTTGTGATGTAAAAAGTTCTTTGATTTTATCTCTTACTTTTGTGTTGGTGTCAAAACGATTTAAGACCGACCAGTGGTCTACACCAGGAATATGTTCCCACACATATATAACACCTTCGTTAGTGTCACAGTTACCATCAGGGTTTGGTAGTTTACCATATTTTGATAATGGTTTATATATCGCACGTAACATCTGACGGATATGTTCTGCAACAGGGTCAGTTTTTTTCTTGAAATATTCTAATATTACTTGGTATTGTGTTTCTGAAACTGAAATTTTCATATTCCATAAATACTCGGTAAAACAAAAAAGGAGGGAAAACCCTCCTTTGATGTATTATTGAAAATTGTTGTATTATTCTATCACCTCATCAATTTTACTTTCAACAATAGATGTTATTCTCCAATCTTGTGAATAACTCTCGTAAATTTTGGTTACTTTTGCTTCAACATCAGTTGGATTGTAACCTCTAACCAACTTCTCTTCTTTTTGTTTTTTTACTTTACCTGATTCTGAATCAACAATATCAGTTGTAATTTTTGCTACGAAATATTTCTCATCCATTTCCATAAGTTTTTTTTTAAAAATATAATAAATAAAACTTATCTATCAAGGTATGCGGACAATTTTTTCATTAGTTCTTTTTGTTTATCAATAGAATCTCCACTCATACCTGTTGTTCTTTCTGCTCTCATTTTGTTTTCTTCTTCTAAGTTTTCTTCAAAGTTGAATCTTTCATTAGGTTCTGTAAACAAATACGCTCCAGGTGTTGATGGTGAAGAAACAAGGTCAAAACAAATAAGTTCAAAGTCATCTTGCACTTCATTTTGTTCACCAACTTTTTTCAATGAACCTACACCACGAGAAGATATACCAAGAGTAACTCCTTGTCTTAAGTAGTTAGCCGCCAAATCACCTTTTGTTGAACAGATTCCTCTTTCATGAAATCCTGGTGATGTTAACAATTTCAATTTACCCATTAATACTTTTCCATCCCACCATACTTCAGTGATGATGTGTGAAACTCTATCTAAGTCAATTAATGACGATTCAGGGTGATTTAATTCAGATAAGGAAGTTCCCTTCTCAATCATTTTTTTATAATTGTCAGCTTCTCTTTTTAATATTTTTTCAGGGTATATTCTACCGTTTCTATTCGGAGTGTCATACTTTTGTAAAACTGCGTAAAATTCAAATGGTTTTGAGTGGTCTAAAAAATTTTTAGATTCTTTAATTATCTTCTCATTACCGTTCTCTTTTGGATTGATATATCCCGCATCGTACTCGATAAGAATTCCTTTCCCAACTTGACCAGGTTTTATTATTTCTAAGTTCATTTCAATGGTTTATATAATAAATATTGAAAAGATTAACTTTGTGTCGCTATTGGTTTTGTTTTATTTGTTTTTGAATAGTGAAATGAGAAATATTTGTTACTTGAAAAATTATTTTTAAAGATACTTTTACAAATTTCTTTAAGAGAATCTTTAATTTCTTTTGATTTAAAATCTAAAGTTGAGTCTAACAAATATAAATTTACTTCTAAATTTAAAAATGATTTTTTCCCTTTTGATAATCCTGATGACCTTAAATCTAAATCAACAATAAATTTATTATCATATATTTCCGTGTTTACCGACTCGTATACTGAATGTCTTATGGCTCTACTTAAGTTTGATACTACTCTTGTCCAATTCTCCAACTCTTCTTTTGGTTCAACCCATGTTTGAATATTTAAATACAGTGATTTTAATTCGAATGAATCGACTGTTCCGTAAATTGTTTTAGCTGTTTTAAAACCATGTATTTTTGAGGTTTTGCCTTTTTTCATTAATTTTCATTTTTCCTAAAGTTTATTTTTCAAAAAAATAGGTATAAATGTGGTACAAGTCAAAATTTTTTTATATTTGCAGATATTTGTAAAATATGTTAATAGTTAAAATAGATAAAAACACACCATTAGAGAAAGCCTTAAAACAATTGAAAAATAAGGTTATTAAGACTCGTCAAAGTCAGGAATTAATTAACCGTAAAACTTTTGTTAAAAAATCTACTAATCGTAGAAATCAAATCAATAAGGCAATTTACGTTCAGAAAATGAAAAACGAGAATTAAAGATTATCGTTTAAATCCGATAATTTGAAGTAATTAAGTTTGTCGTATTTTTCTGAATTAACCGTTTTAATTGTTTCATCAATTTTGGTGATAACTTCTGAATCATTTTCAGATTCTTTAATTACGTTTAATTTTTTTACGACATTCTCTTTTAAAGTTTCAAATTTTACTTCTAATTCTTTTTCATCAGTATTCAAAAATTTAATAAGTTCTTTTTGTTCAGTCTCATTTAAATTTTCAATATAATTTTTGATAGTGTTGTTTGCAACATTAATCATTGAAGAAATTGGAATCTTAATAGGTTCTTTTCTACCGATAGGTTTTTTACTTAAAGATTCTTTAATAAGATTTTTACTTTTGATTTTATTTTCAATAGTAAGAACATTTTTTGAAAATAAATTATCAATATCTTCATAATCATTTTTTGAATTGATATTCTTAACCCAACCTTTGATTTTTTCAATCGATTGCGGTTTAATTTTACTAATGGTGTTCTCATAAATTTTAGTACACTCATTAATATATTCTTCAAGAACAGATTCGTTCAAACCTTGATTAGTTTTTAATTCATCATACAAGTAAAATAATTTACTTATGTTTGAATTTTCCAAAACTAATTTTTTGAATGTTTTCAATTCTTTTTGGAAAGTTTGATTAGAGTAAGATTCTAATAATCTTCTATCAACTTTTGATTTTAAAATACCGAATTTCATTTCTTTTTATTTATAAATATCAATCTCTTAATATTTTACTCAATTGTTCTTCAATCTCACCTAAATAATTTTTTCCTCTTGATAAATCAATGAAAGAATCATCGTCAATAAAACCTTCGGATTCTAAAAGAATATTGTAATTATCTTTTTTCTCACTTTCAGGTAATCCTCCTTCAGGTCCTCCTACCGGTGGTGGTGTTGGTGCTCCTCCTAATTCACCTCCAGGTGGTGGTGGTGCTGCCGCTCCTGCAGATGCAGTACTACCTGATTTACTTCCATAAAGTTTGTCAACGTTATCAAATATACCTGTATGAACAATGATTGTTGGGGTATTAGTTAATTCAGCTCCAACTGCTTTTTCAATACGTTGTTGTTGTAAATCAAGTTTAATTTCATCATCTGAGAATCCTAAAACATGTTTCTTAGCCCAAGAAACAGATACAGGTGCAATACCCTCAATTGCGGTAACAGCATCTTTATATAGAAGTATTTTTTCTTTCCAAACATCAATTTTAAGTAAGTCGGCTTGTGTGGATGGATTTGTAAGACCTAAAGTAAAGTTATTTAACTCATCTTCAAATCCTAAAATAAATAAATGAACAATTGCAATTTTATTTAATTCTGCAATCATACATTTTTGAATTCTGTTAATTGTTCTAGCAAAACGAATATCTTGTAATGATAAGTTTTTACCATCACCAACTACTTCTTCAAATCCTAAAAACGCTTTAGGGACACGAAGAGCCGTTAATAATTTCTTTTGGATATATTCGATATCGGCAATCTCAGAAAGGTTCTGAGCTCCAGGTAAAGTATCAATAGGATTTGCCGCAGCTGCGTCACGAACAGGAATGAAGTAATCTTGGTCAACCGCCATTTGGTTGAATCTCATATCTACGTTACCTGTGTTACTATCAACAACTTGTGACCTCTTGAACTTATTGGCAACTCTTTGTACATATGGTTCAACATCTTTGTCATCCATGTTACCAACAAATACTTTAAACACCCTTCTTTCAGGTGCTCTTGATGTTCTATAAATTAACATCGCATCTTCAGATAACAATAATTGTTTCCAAATACGTCTTGCTTTTTCTAACATAGAAGTACCGTAAGGAAGTTTTCTATCATCACCTAATAATCTAAAGTGAGCCATTTCCCATGAATTAAATTCCATGTCTTTAGCTTTCCACTTAAATCTCAAACCTTTTTGTTCTTTTGGTTCATCAACATTTTGAGATTTTGCAGCCATACCTCTTTCAAGACGTTCTATCTCAATATTTGGTAATTGCATACATCCAACAACTCCTTTATCGGCATCCAATTTCAAGTAAACAAAGTTGTCACCATACTTACATGTGTTTCTTGTCCACATAGGTAAGTTGGTATTTAAATCTAATGCGTTGTTAAATAAATCTGCCAAGATTGATTTGATACGTTTAGATTCAGAATAAATCTGTAACATATAACCATTTTGGTCAACAGTTGTTGATTCTTCACCATAGATATCTAACGCTGCGGATATCTCAGGGGTATATTCCATTGACTCATAGTCATAGAACGATGCTAATCTTGTTGGTTCATAATATACCGCTTGAGTATATAAATTACTTTCAATTTTAGTCCACTGGTTTGCCAAATAATACGTTTGTTGAGCTTGTAAAAGTTCTGTATCGTATTCTTGTTTAGAAGTGGTTTTTAATAATTCCTCTTTATCGTATTTGTAAGTCGGATAATCTTGATTCAGTAAAGAATTAGGCCCAAATGCTTGGGATAATTTTTGCCAAACCGTTAATTGATTATTTTGATTGTTTTCCATATTATAATTTTAATTCTAAATCTTTATATTTAAATATTTAAATAATATTTTAAGGTGGACATGTTCCCCAAACTGGTCTTGGTAATACCCAAGAAGTTGCACCTGCATCAAAATTTATTGGTAATAAAGGTATTAATGATACACACCACGTACTTAAATCTTGGTTAAATGATGTTGCACCATAAAACATATATCCCATATTAGTAACATTTGATGTGTCCCAAATTCCAATAGGTTGATTAAATAATGTTGTCCCATAAAACATACCACCCATTTCATACACGTTTGATGTATTCCATCCACTTAATGGTTGATTAAACGAAGAAAATGCAAACATAGCACTCATCTGAGTAACACCTGATACATTCCAATTACCAATTGGTTGGTCAAAGTTGGTGTAACCAAACATATTACTCATATTAATAACATTTGACACATCCCAATTACTAATATCTTGGTTAAATGGGGATGTATTAAACATACCTTGCATATTAATAACATTTGACACATCCCACCCACTAATATCTTGATTAAATGGGGTTTGATAAAATGTAAAAGTCATCTGAGTAACACCTGATACATTCCATCCACTTATATCTTGATTAAATTGTGTATTATAAAACATCAAACTAATATTAATTACGTTTGACATATCCCAATTATTTATATTGGCGACTGAGGTTAAACTATGGCAATTAGAAAATAATCCATATAAATAATAAGTTTCATCAAGGTTTAAAGTATCTGTAACACCTGTTAAATTTAAATTGGTACAAAATCTAAAATAATTTCCATTTCCGTCATTACGTAATCTAAAACCAGTACCCCATTGAGTTATTTCCCTAATTTTGTTTTCGTTTCCTGTATATCCGGCGTTAAAGAAATTAAAACCGTTTACAATACCCACAACTTTAATCGTGTAATCACCAGGTGTTGTATATATATGATTTCTATTATCGTAAGTATTTGCACTCCACGTACCATCACCCCAATCAATTACACCATCATAAGTACCTTCAACTTCATATGGTAAAGTTAT